AAGTTGACTCGTATTTAGATTATGTTGTTGAACAGTGGATGACAGAAAACGAACTGGCTATCGAAAAAGGTATTCGTTCAGAAATTGCTGAATCATTCATTGACGGCTTGCGTGGTTTATTTGTAGAACATAATATCAATATCCCAGAAGAGGATGTTGACGTAATCGCAGATATAACCGAGCAACTGGAAGAAACTGAAGCAGCACTCAACGAAGCGATGGACGGTCAGATTCAACTCCGTAAAGAGTTACATGAATCCAAACGTCAAGATGCTTTCGCAGGGGTGGCTGAAGGCCTCACATTCACACAGGTAGAGAAGTTGACTTCTCTCACAGAAGGTCTAGAATATAGCAATCTAGCTGACTTTACTCGTAAGGTAGAGATCATCAAAGAGAACTATTTCAGTACATCTACTAAAACATCGCTAACTGAAGAGGTCGATCCAGTTGACGAAGGTACACAGAGAGTAGCAACAGATAGTTCTGTAGCGAAGTATGCCGAAGCAATATCTAGGACTCTTAGATAAAACTCTAACTATATAAATATCATTAGGTAACAAAACACTACAAGGAGACTTCAAATGCTTACTGAAGAACTAAACAACAAATGGCAGCCAGTGCTGGAGCATAGCGAATTGAGCGCTATTGGCGACAAGCACCGTCGTGCGGTAACAGCACAGTTGCTTGAAAACACAGAACGTGCTATCAGCGAAGGCGCAGCATATTCTTCACAACATCTGTTGGGCGAAGCTAACGCACCAGCTAACAACACTACTAACATTGACAACTATGACCCAGTATTGATTTCATTGGTTCGTCGTTCAATGCCAAACCTAATTGCGTATGACATCTGCGGCGTTCAGCCAATGACAGGCCCAACCGGCTTGATCTTCGCAATGCGGGCTAAGTATGGTCAACCGGACGCCAATACGAAGACAGTCTTAGGTGAAAGTGCATTCTACAACGAAGCCAACACAGACTTCTCTGGTGATCCAGCACCCAAGGGCCCACATGAAGGCTTGACCGGTACAGATGCTATTGCTAAACGAGGTGTAGGCATCACAACAGCAGATATGGAAGCGAATAACACTTTCGCCGAAATGGGCTTTGAGATCGATAAGATTGCTGTGACTGCTAAATCCCGTGCGCTCAAAGCAGAGTACACAACAGAGATGGCTCAAGACTTGAAAGCAATCCATGGTTTGGATGCTGAAACAGAACTTGCTAACATCTTGACAGCAGAACTTCTTGCTGAAATCAACCGTGAAGTTGTTCGTGAAATCTATTCATGTGCGATCCAAGGTTCAGATCAAGGTACAGCAGTTGCTGGTGAGTTCGATCTTGACGTTGACGCAAACGGTCGTTGGTCAGTTGAGAAGTTCAAAGGTCTTATGTTCCAAATCGAGCGTGAAGCAAATGCTATTGCTAAATCAACTCGCCGCGGAAAAGGTAACATCATCTTATGTTCGTCTGATGTAGCATCTGCTCTTCAAATGGCTGGCATCTTAGATTATGCTCCAGCATTGAACAGCAACAACTCATTGAACGTAGACGACACAGGCAACACATTCGCTGGTGTTCTCAACGGTCGTTATCGTGTATACATCGACCCATATGCGGGTGATAACTATATGGTTGTAGGATATAAAGGATCAAGCGCATTTGATGCCGGTCTCTTCTACTGCCCATATGTACCTCTCCAAATGGTACGGGCCGTGGGTGAAATGTCATTCCAGCCTAAAATCGGCTTCAAAACACGTTACGGTATGGTTGCGAATCCATTCTCGAAAGGTGCTGAAGATTCTGACGGAACACTTGAAGATGGTAAGAACGTATACTACCGTCGTACACTCGTCAAGAACATCATGTAATAAGATCCATTCTAATGGACACACTAGGGGCGCTTCGGCGCCCCTTTATTTTTGTCTTATAAATAGTAGCATCAAAAGGAGATATCATGCCAGATCTAAATTTCTTATCGGGTATCAATTTCAAGTTTGCTATTGAACGATTACCGAATCTAGAATACTATGCTCAGAGCGTAAATATACCCTCTATGCAGTTAGGTGTAACTGACTCCTTTCCAATTCCATTTGGGCAGAATCCTCTTCATGGTGATAAGATTGAATACGCCCCTCTTACGGTGTCTGTCCGTCTAGATGAAGATATGGATATGTATCTTGAAATCTATGATTGGATTAGAGCGATGGCTCATCCCGAGGGATACAAAGGATATAAAGAACTTCTAGAAAATAAAGCAGTATATTCAGACGCCTCTCTGATTGTGCTAAATAACACTATGAACCCTGGCTTTGAAGTGAAATTCTATGACGTGTTTCCAGTATATATCGGCGACATATTACTGAGCACTGTCGAAGAAGATGTTGGTGCTATCACTACAGATATCACGTTTCAATATAGGTTCTTTGATTTAGTGAAAGTGAAGTAAATATTATATGGAGATATTATGAATATTGAAGAGATTTATGAGATGTGGAAGACAGACGGTGAACTTGATACGATCAACATATCAAAAGAATCAGCTAACATACCAAAACTCCACAACAAGTATTATATGATATATGTTCAAGAGGGTTTGAAACTCAAGAAGATGAGAACAGACTATAAGAAACTCAAACTCACGAAAGAACAGTATTATAAGGGTGAACTTGATATTGAAGAGTTGAGGGAGTATGGCTGGAAGCCTCAACCTCTGAAGATACTTCGACAAGACATACCTACATATCTAGACGCAGACGATGAGATTATAACTATAAGCCTCAAGATAGGTCTACTTGAATCTAAGGTAGATTATCTTGAGAATATAATAAAAATGATACACAATAGAGGATTTCAGATCAAGTCCATTGTGGATTGGGAAAAGTTTCGGACGGGGGCCTGATGGAAAATGTGAGGGTGAGTAGGGTCAATGAGGTCTACATTAGAGTTCAAGCAGATCCGTCTACTAAAATGGAATTGTCTGAACACTTTACATTCGAAGTCCCGGGCGCTAAGTTCATGCCAGCGGTTCGGAACAAGGTCTGGGATGGTAAGGTGCGTTTGCTCAATGCTATGACGGGTAGTATATACTACGGTCTTACTGGTTATGTCAAGTCTTTCTGTGAGTCCCGTGGCTATAACTTTCAGTTAGATAGTGATGTGTATGATATTCAGACAGTGGACGAAGATGCTGGCTCACAACTTGCGACAGAGTTCAACGCAAGATATGATACCCGTGATTATCAGAACAGTGCTGTTGTTCACGCACTACGACATAATAGAGCGTTGTTGCTATCACCAACAGCGTCTGGTAAATCGTTCATCATATATTTACTCTCTCGCTATCATAGTCAGATACATAACAGAAAGGTTCTCATTATTGTTCCAACAACAAGTTTAGTTACTCAAATGAGTTCTGACTTCACTGATTACAATAACGGTGACAAACTTGATATTCATGGTATCATGGGTGGTGTTGATAAGAATATATTAGCGGACTATACTATATCCACGTGGCAGAGCATATATAAACAGAAGAAAGACTTCTTTGATAAGTTTGATGTTGTGATAGGTGATGAGTGTCACTTATTCAAAGCAAAGTCTCTTACAAGCATAATGGAGAAAATGTCAAATGTCAAATATAGATACGGATTTACGGGAACATTAGATGGGACACAAACTCACAAACTTGTTCTCGAAGGTTTGTTCGGGCCTGTCTTTGAGGTTACACAAACTAGAAAACTCATTGAGGACGCTACTCTTGCATCTTTCAGTATCAAGTGTCTTGTTTTGGGTTATGGTGAAGGTAGACGTAAAGAAAATGCGAATAGAACATACCAAGAAGAAATCGACTCTATCGTTACTCATACTGCCCGTAATAAGTTCATTCGCAATCTTGCGTGGTCTCTTGAAGGTAACACGCTCGTCTTATTTCAGTTTGTTGAAAAGCATGGAAAACTCTTGTACCCAATGCTTGAAACAGATAACAAGCAAGTCCACTTCATACATGGGGGCGTTTCTGCAGATGATCGTGAGCGTGTGCGTCATATTGCTGAATCTACCGATAACAATATTATTCTTGCTAGTTATGGCGTTTACTCTACTGGGGTTAATGTGGTCAACCTTGATAATATTATTTTTGCGTCTCCCTCTAAGTCAAAGATAAGAAATCTACAGTCAATAGGTCGTGTCTTGAGAAAAGGTATTGACAATACTGAAGCAACTCTGTATGATATCGTTGATGATTTACAATGGAAGAATAAGAAGAACTTT